ACCCCTTCCGGCAGCCAGAGTGCTACACCTGCGCGGCCTATCATCCGATGGCATCATGGGGTACTCGCCCATCGCTATGGCCCGCGAGGCGGTGGGATTGGCAATGGCTACTGAGCAGTATGCGGCGCGCTTTTTTGGCAACGACTCGCGGCCCGGCGGGGTCTTGCAGCATCCCACAAAGTTGACGCCAGCCGCTGCCGAGCGGCTCAAGCAGTCGTGGGAAGAGGCCCATCGGGGGCTACCCAACAGCAGCCGAGTGGCCGTCTTGGAGGAGGGCGTGACCTGGCAACAGGTCGGGATCCCGCCAGAGGATGCGCAGTTTATTCAGTCCAGGCGCTTCCAGGTGGAGGAGATCGCCCGCCTATTTCGCATCCCGCCGCATCTGCTGGCCGATTTGGAGCGGGCGACGTTCTCCAACATCGAGCAGATGTCGCTTGAGTTCGTGATGTACACGCTCATGCCGTGGCTGGTCAGCATCGAGCAGCGTATCTTGCAGTCGCTTTTCGCGCCGGATGAGCGGGAGACCTACTTCGCCGAGCACCTGGTGACCGGACTCCTACGCGGAGACACCGCGTCGCGTTACCAGGCCTATCAGGTAGGGCGCTTGAATGGCTGGCTGAACGCGGATGACATCCGTGAGATGGAAAACATGAACCCGCTGCCCGATGGCGAGGGGCAAGACTACTGGATGCCGGCGAATATGCTGGTTGCGGGGAGCCCGCCGCCAGCCCCGGCCCCTCTACCCGAGGCCGCGCCAGAGGAGACGCCGCCGCCTGAGACGCCGCCCGCGGCGCGCAACGTAGCCAATCCGATAGAGGAAATGAGAGCCAGCGACGCATCCAGAAGGCAGTTATCGGCCAGTTATCTACCTATTTTCGAGGAGTTTGCGGCCAGAATCATTCGGCGGGAGCGTGTAGACGTGCTCCGGGCCGCCGAAAAGCACCTGATGAGACGCGATACAGACACCTTCCAGAAGTGGCTCGACAACTACTACAAAGAGGAAGCGCCGCTCTACATGGAGAGCATGATGCGCCCGGCGATGACCTCCTACGGGCAACTGATTGCGGCCTCGGCGGCCTCGCAAATCGGCTATAAAGGCCCGAGAAAGACCGATTTGGAGCGGTTTGTAGGCGATTATGTGCGTTCTACGGCGGGTGGACACGCACTTTCGAGCAGAAATCAGCTCATGCAGGTACTCCAACAGAGCATCGAAGAGGAGACGGATGAGCTAGAGGCGGTCTCTACTCGCCTCGATGAGTGGGCCGACAAAGGGCCTGAGAAGATGTCCAGGATGCAGACGGTACAGGCCAGGGGGGCGTTTGCGGCCTTCGCATGGCGTTCTGGAGGGGTAAAAAGGCTGGTTTGGCACACTTCGGGGAGCAAAAACTGCCCGTTTTGCACGCAAATGGAAGGGCGAACGGCTGGCATTGATGAGTCTTTCGTTGGCGAGGGAGACACGTTGAGCGGGGGCGATGGGCAGGACATGACGACTTCGCGCAACATCTCACATGAGCCCTTGCACGAGGGATGCGACTGCACCGTAGGGCCAGAATAGGAGCGAAATGGGTGCGATTGGCATTCATCATACTGAAACAAGTACTGGAAACTGGGATGGCCCAGCCAACGAGGCGCGGCTGAAGCTGGACGGGACTGAGGCGTACTACCGCGGCGCGTTCGCCTGGCAGGATACCGCCGGCGATCCCGTGACCAAGGCCGCGTATCGCTTCGTGCATCACGAGATCAGCGCTGATGGCAGCGTTGGGGCGGCCAATAACCGCGCTGCCTCCACTGGAATCGGCGTCCTGAACGGCGGACGCGGGGGCACGACCATCCCTGCTGCCGATAGGCGCGGGGTCTACAACCATCTGGCCGCGCACCTGCGCGATGCTGATTTGGAAGCACCTCCACTGCGCATCTCCCCGGCCCTGGTCGAGCACCGGGCCTATCCACTGCAAGACTTGCGGGTAGATGAGGCCGATTCCAGCCCGCATATGCGCGGCTATGCTGCCGTTTTCAATAGCCTGAGCGAACCATTGGGGCAGTGGGGCGCGCCGATCCGTGAGAAGATTCGGCCAGGAGCGTTCGCAAGGACTCTGAAGCAGGCTGATATACGTGCCCTCTTGAACCACGATCCCAACTATGTCCTGGGCCGGAACAAGGTTGGCACGCTCTCTCTGGCCGAGGATGCACGCGGTCTGGCAGTGGACATCCAGCCACCAGATACGCAATGGGCACGTGATCTGACTGCATCCATGAAGCGCGGCGACATTGATCAGATGTCCTTCGGCTTCCAGATTGTGAAGGATGAATGGGAGAAAGGAAAGGATGCATCGGGAGCTGAGACCGTGACTAGAACCCTGGTTGAGGTCAAGCTCTTCGATGTCTCAGTGGTGACTTTCCCCGCGTATCCGTCCACTAGCGCCGGGGTGCGCGATATGTGGAGTGTGATGGCCGCAGAGGAAGAACATGATGATGAGATGGAGTCTATCGGGCAACCCCTCCAGGTGGAGACGCTGCCCGACAAGATAGTTGTAGCGCCGGAACCTGTCATCAATAGTCCGACCCGGGTGGGCCACCTGTCGGTGACGGAAGCAAAGCGCAGGGTAGCAGCAATGACAGACATATTCAGGAGGCAATGAGATGGTGGATATTGATAAGCTGATCGCCGAGTGCAAGGCGAAGACCGACATGGCGCGGGCACTCGTGGATGCGGCAGACATCGACAAGCGCGAACTTACAACTGGTGAAGCCCGCGAGTTCGAGGATCTCATGAATCAGGCTGATCAATTGAAGTTGCGCATTGAGCGTGAACGTAAGCTGGCTGCTTTCGAGGAGGAGCGCGAAATCTCCCGGACGCCGCCGATCAAGCCCGATCCGCAGGCCGAGGGTGTGGAGCAGGCTACCTATGGCCAGCCTCGCAAGTTCCGCTCCCTGGGCGAGCAGTTGATGGCCGTGATGAAGGCAGGGACTCCCGGCGGGGCTGTTGACCCGCGGCTGAGCACCCGCGCCACCGGCCTCAACGAGGGCACGCCCTCCGAGGGTGGCTTCCTGGTGCAGACCGATTTCGCTTCCGAGCTGATCAAGCGCACCTATGCGACCGGCATCCTGCCCGCGAGGTGCCGCCGATTGACGGTCAGCCCCAACTCGAACGGTATCAAGATCAACGCGATCAACGAGACCAGCCGGGCAGACGGCTCTCGCTGGGGTGGCGTGCAGGTCTACTGGAAAGCAGAGGCCGCAGCCAAGACCCCGACCAAGCCCGCGTTCCGGCAGATCGAGCTGGATCTGAAGAAGATGGTGGGCTTGTGTTACGCCACCGACGAGCTGCTTCAGGATTCCAACGCGCTCGAAGACGTGATGCTTCAAGCGTTCTCCGAGGAGATGGGCTTCAAACTCGATGACGCGATCATCCGTGGCACTGGCGCTGGGCAGCCGCAAGGCATCCTCGGCAGTGGCGCATTGGTGACCGTGGCTATCGAGACCGGGCAGACCGCCGATACGTTGAACGTACAGAACGTGATCAAGATGTGGGCGCGCTGCTATGCCCGCTCTCGTTTGAATGCCATCTGGCTGATCAACCAGGACATCGAGCCGCAACTGTACACGCTCGGTATCCCCATCGGCACCGCTGAGGAGCTGGTCTACATGCCCCCCGGCGGGATCAGTGGGCAGATGTACGGCACGCTGTTCGGGCGACCAGTGATCCCCATCGAGCAGTGCTCTACCCTGGGCGACCTGGGCGACATCATCCTGTTCAACCCAGAGGATTACGTTCTGGCGGACAAGGGGGGTATCCAGTCGGCGAGTTCGATGCACGTGATGTTCGTCTACGATGAGATGGTGTTCCGCTTCGTCTATCGCGTGGACGGACAGCCGATCTGGAATGCGCCGCTCATCCCGTACACCGGCGCGGCCAACACCCAGAGCCCGTACGTCACCCTCGCGGCAAGGCCATAGGAGGACACATGAGTTACCCCTGGAGCCTTGTGGAGAATATGAAGATCGTGCGCGTACAGCAGATAGCAGCCTGCAATGCGTTCACGCTGAGCGACTACATCTCATGCAAGAACGCGCACAAAGTCTGGTTCGTGATCTCGCACTACCTCACGAACAACACCAACATCATCATCGGCCTCACGGAAGCAACGAGTGTAGCTGGTGGTAGTGCAGCGGCGGTGACCGCTACTGTCCCTATCTGGGTAGACATCAATCATGGCACAACGTCGGATGACCTGGTACGCGATACCGACGCTGCGACCTATGAGATTCACCCGGATGTCGCTGGTGAATGTTTGCTGGTGATGGAGTGGGATCCGGCTAAGTTCACGGCAGGTTTTGACTGCATCGCCGTGAGTGGTGGCGGGGCTGGCGGTCACGCTAACAACCGTATCGTGATCTTTGCCCTGATCGCCGAGCGTTATCAGCAGGCAACGCCGCCGAGCGCGATTGTGGATTGATCTAACGCGGGGGCGGAACTACACGCCCCCGCATGACAAGGAGAAATGCTATGGGATTCAACATTCCTGAAGGCGCTCATCTGGTTGATGCGCTGGGGGGCTGCATCACGACGAATGGTGGCTGGGACTCGACGCCGTTCATCTCACTGAAGAATTGTCACATGGCTTGGCTGGTGCTGCAGATCACCAATGCGACGGCGTTCGCGCATGTGCTGACGCCGCTGAAGTCAGCAGTGGTCGCGGGAACCAGTCCCGTTGGCCTGACGGCAACGACTGAGGTAGTGCCGATCTGGAGTAACATGGCCACCGCGACCAGCGACCGTCTAGTCAAGCGGACATCGGCCATCGCCTATACCTGCGACGCAGGCGCGGCGAAACAGATGGTCGTGTTCCAGATCGACCCGGCCAACCTCGGTTTGCTTGCTGGCGTGCCCTATGATTGCGTAGGGCTTCGCGTTGGGGCCGGTGGTGGGGCGAATGACTTCATCTCCGGTTTGTGGGTCTTGGAGTATCGAAATGCTGGCCCGGTGGTCAGCCAACCGACTGCCGTAGTGGACTGAGCGAGCGTTGATTTATGAGTGCCGCCCTGGGGCCGGGGTATTCCCGGCCTCGGGGGCGCACCTAGTGCGGCACTGAGGAGAAAACGAAATGGGTATGCACAGTAAATGGATCCAGGGAAACCTGGTGTTCTACGACAGCCTGTATGAGCATCGTTGGCTGGATGCGATTGGGCCAACCGTTACCAAGGCATTGGAAGAGTTCGTCTCTACCCCGTTCTCGGCGGCTGATTCGCCGTCGGGTTACACGACCACCGAGGTAGACGTGGGTCTGGGCGACACTACCGTGACCTTGCTGGCGGCGACGATTCCTGGTGGCCACCTGGTGATCGCCGCAGCCGAGAACGAAAACGATGGGGCGCAGATCCAGCGGCTGGGCGAGGCATTCCTGTTGGCCAACCTCAAACCCTGCTACTTTGGATGTAGGTTCAAAGTTAGTGAGGCGACGCAATCGGACTTTGTTGTCGGCCTGACCATCACGACCGCTACCTTGATAGCGGGTGGGGCAACCGAGGGCGTGTACTTTTCCAAGGTGGACGGCGCGACGGCCTGTAATTTCACGCTGATGAATGCCAGCACTCCTACGGCGACGGCGGTGCTGACTGTGGCGGCCAACACCTTCTATACCGTGGAGTTCGTCTGGAACGGCGCGGCGATCGATTCCTGGGTTGATGGCGTTCTCCAGACCCGGCCTGCGATCACCAACCTTCCGCAGGCGCAGACGTTGACCCCGAGCATCGCCTTCCTGTCTGGCGCGGCCGGCGCTGGCAAGACCATGACGATTGATTGGATGCGGGCTATCCAGATCCAGTAGAAATATCGCCCCTTGTGGGGCGCACCTTGGAGGTGCGGTATGGGGATGCACAGTAAATGGGTCAATGGCAGCCTGGTCTACTACGACAGCGTCTATGGTCAGAGATGGTATGACGCTCAAGGGCCGACTGTCTGCAAGTTCCTGGAAGACTTTGTAGAGACGCCCTTCGCCTCAGCCAATGTTCCAGCCTGCTACAACACTCAGAATGATGGCGGATGTACGCTTGCGTTGACGACCTCCGGCTATCCCGCTGGCTACCTGCTGGTCACGACAGCAGCCGGGGATAACGACGGGGTGAACATGCAGGCTGTAGGGGAGGCGTTCCTGCTCGCCGCTGATAAGCCCTGCTACTTTGGCATCAAGTTGCTGATTGAGGCCGAGGCTTCGGAGAACGAGTTCCTGGTGGGCATGACCCGCACGGATACTGACGTGATCACTAGCACGGCTAGCGGGGTCTACTGGCGCAAGGACGACGGGGATACGATCATTGACTTTATCACCGAGCTGGCGACGAGCGAGGTGGCTGTTCCGGTTGTGGCTGTGGCCGCAGCGGGCACGTGGTACATCCTGGAGTTCATCTGGGATGGGACGAACCTGGATTCCTGGGTGAACGGAGTGCTTCAGACGCGGGTAGCAGCATTGACCAGCCTGCCGCAGGCGGTGACGCTGACGCCGACCATCGCCTTCCGGGCGGGCGAGGCCGTGCTGAAGACTTACGAGGTGGCCTGGATGAGGGCCATTCAGATCAACTGAAAGGGGTTTCGATTGGGCCATCGAGTTCACGTGATCTGCCAGAATATCATGCAGGATCGTATCCTGCCGCGAATGGCGCGGTATCTGCGCGATACTCTGGGATGGTCGGTGAGTTCGGGGCCTGACCCCAAGGCCGACGCGATCTACCTGCTGGCCTACTTCGAGGGCGACCGGCTGCGCAAACTCAAGGCGTGGCCCAAGCAGCCGGTAGCATCCTACTTCACTCACCGCGAGGAGGACGGCGGAGACAAGGCGCGGTGTTGGGATGAGATGGCAGGGAAGGTGAATCTGCGCATCGCCACCTGCCGCTTGTATGCCGGGGCGCTGGCCGCGCATGGACTGACGGCGCAATGCGCCGCGCCGTTGGAGCGGGATCGTTTCACCATCAAGCCGCGCATCAGTGGCCGGCGCCCGGTGCTAGGGTTCAGCGGATATACCTATCCTAACCGGCGTAAGGGGGAGGATTTGGTGCGTGGACTGCTGGCAGCTCCCATCGCCGGGCGCGTGGAGTGGCGCGCCTGTGGGCGTGGGTGGCCGGTGACGCCGCAGCGATTGCCGTGGGCAGCGATGCCGGCATTCTACCAGTCGCTTGATGTGCTAGTGGTGCCGAGCCGTGTAGAGGGCATCCCCATGCCGCCCCTAGAGGCTCTCAGTTGTGGGGTTCGTGTCGTGATCCCGCAGAATGTGGGCATTCTCGATGAACTGGGGGATTGTAGCGGAGTTTATCGCTATCCGAAGGGCGATCTGAAGGGCTTATTGAAGGCA